GGAATAAGTTTCTTGGCAAGCGTCAAAACCAATACTTCGGTAAACAGCGGGTCGAAATCATCAGGGTTGGTAACTTTCTTGATGTATCTAAGGTCGACTTCATCGTTGTTGGTCAGATAGTAATTGCCCTCTATCGTAAATCGGGCATCAACATCGTAACTGTCGTCAAGACCGTAATCCGATTTGAACCTTAGATAATCGTCCGGCAGCTTGAACCTGTAATCCCACTCAAACTCAGGGTCGTTCACTTCCGGTGAAAGCGTTTTTCTGGCCGAGGCGAACGACCACTCGAAGCTGCGCAAAAGAGCATTCCTTGTCTGCGTGTAAATAGTAATGCACTTTAGAGCTTCGACGCCTGTCTGCACCGCAAGGGTAAAGTTTTTAGACCCTATTCGGTCGAGAGATTGATTACACACATCGACCTCTTTTGTTAAAAGAGCCATATTTCAATCTCCATCAATCAGTTTTTTCTTTGATTTCAACTGTCAATATTACCTTGCTGCCGATTAAACCGGCGAGATTCGCTGCATCTTGCTGGCTCAAATCAACATTGGTAATTCTAATTTGGTCGCCGTTGGCCTTCGTTGTGAATACGATACCATCCGGTGGAACATCAAATTTGCTTTTGACAGCCATAATATCTCCTATTAAGCGGTAAAACCTTCTACATACAAGGCATAAGCGCCACCTGCGGTTACATTAAGAGCCTGACTGACCGTCAATTTAATCGGCCTGGTGAAAACTATGTTCACAGCCGTCCCGCCATCCGCCAAAAAAGTGTACGGGCCAAGCAATGCCGTAGTAGCATCGTTAAGCACTACCGTTTGGGCAACGGCACAATTTATAACCAGTTTAGTTACGTATAAACTCTTGCCAGTAACAGCGGCCTTGACTTCCGAATTAGACGCCGAATCGGCTTCGGTAGCATTTACAGCCCAATAAAGCCTTGCAATCGGGGCCTCTTGCGTATTCAGTGCGGTTACAACTATATCAGCCATAATTTATCTCCTTATGAACCTCTGTGCGATTCCGGATACCTGGCTTGGTCTATCGTTGCGGTGTCCCTAACTGCGTCAATACCGCCTTCATCCTCAACGGTGGTAAAGTCGGGCCAATCACAATCCGTGAAATCTGCATCAATGGCAGGTCGAGCAGCAGCAACGGCAGTGGTATTGAAAGAATAAAACAAATCTGCCATAGCCGTTATGTCATCGTTTGTTAAACCGCCTGCGGGCTTATGTGGATTGTTCTTGAGGTAATGCTCAAACGCCCAGAAAACCAATCCTGTTTCTGATGCTGCCATAATTATTCTCCTTTAATCATCTATTAAATTTCCGTCTTCGTCACGAGGCCAGATATTCAACTTGACCTCACCGCAAGGCACGGTTGTCATAATTTTTGTAGCACCTCTCGGCTCGCCGTACCTTGTGCAATAACCAGCCTTTGCGTTTCTACGCAAAACTTCTTCCCGAACATTGCTTTCGCTTTCGTTCCAGTCAACTATTTCGCCGTCATCGCCTTTGGCCATTTCCAGAACCTTAACTTAAACAGAAAATCCAGACGGTGCGATTTATGACCGCAAGTTCTGCAAAGACGAAATCGCTTACCGTCTTTTTCACGAGGCATAAACATATACGAACCACATTTAGGACAAGGCGGCGTCGGGCTAATTACATTCATTTTTTCTTCTCTTTTTTTTCCTTTTTTTCGTCCGATTTTGGAAATACTTTTTCTCCTGTTTTCGGGTCAACCTTCATAATTAAACTCCTTAAAAAGGATTAAGGGGCCGTTAAGCCCCCTAATCATTAAAAACTTACGTGCTGCACATCAGCATAATCAACGGCCCTGCTATGCCGCTTGAACCGGCATTAAGAATGTAACCTGCGTGCTGACTTTCACAGGTAGCTTCGCTCGAAGCCGCTTCTGCCAATGTTCCATTGGCCCACCAATAAACAGTCCTTTCGTTGGCCACAGGGTCATCCAAAGTCAGGTTGCCGGGGCTGATATACGCTGGCCCCCACGTCTGGAGCCAGAACTTGTATCCAGCTTCAGCAGTCATAGCAGGAACTCCCATCCAGGCCGCACTTGAATTAGTGGCCTCGGACAGTTCACGATACGGATTCTCAAAAACCTCGAAATCATCGGATGTCGTCAAAGCTACCGGTATCGCACCGTCAAGATAAACTATCGTGGTCGAATCAACAGACGCCTCATTGCCGATGATACCGAACAGCCAAGTAGTATCCGTAGCGCTTTCATCGTTTATCATCAGGTATGCACCAGCCAAATCGTCTTCCGAACGGTCGCCAACCGCCACTGTGCAACTCGTAGCTCCGGCAGCAGTCTTAACGGCATTGGTAGTCCAGGAAAGCGCAGCGGCTTCCGTTGCGGCCGCTCCGTGATAGGAATAACAAGCCACAACAGCATTGGAATACTTAAAAACTCGGCCATCCCAGGTTATATGGCGAGTGCCATAAATATACCGCTGAGTAGTCTCTGCCGTGCGAAGCCCGAGTTGAAGACCGTGCACTCCACCAACAGTAGTAAAATCGTGAGGCGAAGCGTGCCAGGGCAACGGAGTGTTTGGGTATTGAAATACTTTACTCATTGTATTCTCCTTTCATTTATGCTGTATCGAGTTCAATCTCAACAACAGCTGGCCCTTCGACTCTTGTTGCTCCGATACTAAGTGTCGAAAATACTTGTACCGAGTCGCACAAATCGTGGCGAACACTAATACTAACATCCGGCTCCTGCGCTATCGCCAATACAATAGCGTCCTGAGCGAAGGCGTAACTGCTTGTTGCAGCAGTATCCTGCCCAACCGGAAGTCGGGTTGATTTGAGGAACTTGAATCCCATAAAGGTATCAATCTGACCCTGCGCCAAGGCCCTGACTGTGTTGTAGTCAGCACTTTTAACCTCTGTGGTATTTAATAATTGGTTGATATTGTGCGGATTGGTGAGGAAATATCTCTGTCGGGCTTCGTCAATTTCCGCATTATCAAGTAACTCTTTGGAGGTGAGCAGTTTTGCAATCGTCAAAGGTGTATCAACAGTGGCGGAGGACGCATTCGAACCTGCTGCGGCAATAGTGCCGTCACTTTGTATTACCCTGCACTCACCTACATCATAATTATTCACCGTTGTCGCTCCGGTGTGGCCGCTGTAAGCAGGGCCGCCAAGGGCGGTGATAATCACATCGTCAATGGCACGATTGAGTGAAAAATTCTGATTTTGGCTGTAAGGCGCTTCAAGTTCGACAAGCAATTTCAACCTGTCGGACTTATCAATAATATCAGCGGGAACAACGTAATCAGCCATCGACAATTTGCGTCTGGTATGGGGTGCATCTGAAATAGGGGTCGCACCGTGCCGAGTACCCTTCAACTGTGCAGTTTTAGGGCCCAAACGCTCGACATACATCGTATCGCCAGTTATAGCCTCCATTCGGCAACAGCCACGCAGTAATGCCGTTTTCTGTTGAGATAAAATTAAAAGGTTGGCCTTAAACTGGTCGACAAATGCTATTGGTATTTGTAAACTCATTGGATAACCCTTTCAAATTGTCAATTAACAATTGTCGGTCGGGGTGTCCGAACCAATCGGGCCTTTCCTACCTTATCGCTGGTAGGCGGGCGGCTTACCGCCATTGTTTGGGCCTTTTCAGGTTATCCACTTATAAATTTACAGGGGCTTATCGCTTATCCCGTTGTTTGCATTTTTGCTAATTGTTCAAATATTCTTCTAACTTGGTCAGCAACGCTTTTATGGTCAGGATGATTCATATTTTTATAAGCCTCGCTGTTCATCAGTTCTTTTTTTCTACCTTCTAAATCACTGCTCGGAGTTTCAATATCGGTGATTATCTTATGCTCGATGAATTTTTTCGCTATATTACCGAGAAATCCAGCGAGTTTCGGGTCGTTGCCGTATTCGGCCAAAAGATAATCCCTTTCTTCGCCTTCCACTGCGTTTTCGCTAATCATACGATTGACAAGATGCAGGTTTTCATCATAAGCCGTTCCCCATTTATTCCGCAAGGCGGTTTCGGCCTCTGATTTTTCCTGCTCCTCGAAGTCATCAAGCGCCTTGTTTGTAGCAGCGACTCGTTTTTTCTCGAACTCCCAAAGAGTATCAACCGTCTCTTGATTAAAACCTCGTTTATGAAAAAGTTGCCGTGCTTCCGTTATCAATTCCTCACTGAAATTATCGGCGTATTCTTCCGGCACATCCATTACATATTCTTCCGCCGTCTTCGGCCTGCCGAGCGCTTCGTGGAAAGCATCAATTTCGGATTGGCCTGAAGTTTCGGTGGGAAGCAATATCCCCTTTCTCCCAACGAGTTTCGCTTGGTGGCCGAGCGTCTTGAATGCAGTCGGCAAATCCTTTATTGCGTCGTAAATTTTCTCCTTTCTCAAATCTTCCGGCACATACTTGTCCCGCCATCCTTCGGCTAATGTGCCATCTTCGTTAATAAAACTTTCTGGGCCGGCGGGTGTCCCTGGCTCGACGGGTGGTTCCACTGGCGGGGCCGCTGGTTGTCCTTCATCTGCCATTATCTTTCTCCTTACTTAAAGCAATGACTATATCCATCAATACATCTTCTTTTTTTCTTTGATACATTTTGATGCCAAGTTTACTGGCTTGCTGTCGCCAGGTTGGCTCTTCGGCTAAATCTTCCATTGTCGGCGGTATAATAGGTTGATGCTGTTCTGGACTTATAAATTGTTTTACATTTTCAGGGTCATTCAAATACCTAATGGCTGTGGATTTTAGCAACTGAATCCCGAATGTTTCCGTCCTTATGCCAGGATTGTTTTCTGCGAATATGCTTTCCTGTTCCTTTGTCTGGCAAAAATACGGCTGACGACCTATTTCTACATATAATATATTCCC